ACCAGTAGATTTGTTTTTAACATATACACCAAACTTTTTACGCTTAGATTCAGCAGTAGATAGCCTAAAAGGTTTATTTAATTTAACTTCTCTACCTCTATACTTCGCCATCTTCTTTCCTATCGTCTAATCTTTCGTTAATAATTAAACCACAAACAACACATTTAAAAACATCTTTTAATTCTGTTTCAGGAGCATGAGATTTACATTTTGGGCATAATTTAAAATCATTCATTCTTATCTTGCAAAATTAGTTCAAACCCTGCGGAAATAGCAGAGGTTGCACTAGCTTTGCCCTGTAACTCAATGTCTGTTTTTTCTTCTATCTTTACTGGTACAATATAATTCTTTTCTATAAATCCGCCTCTAGTTGTAACAAAGGCTTTAGTATTCCAAACATTACCATTAGATATTTCTTTTGTTATAAATCTTATTTCATTTTCTAAATCTTTAGAGCTTCCCACGTCTATCTGCATAAGATAAGCAACATAGTTTCTAGGAACTGTATAAACACACATAAGGGTCTGACCATACCCTGTTTGTATCTTGGCTACAGTAGTAGATGAAACTGTAATACTTATATCACCAACATTAGCATTGCCAGTATTGGCAGTCTTCATAAAAGCCCTAAACACCCTGCTAAATGTTGTACTTCCTGCACTACCACCTATTGTTAATGTCTCTGTAGCTAAATCGTAGTTCTCATCTAAACCTTGTATTTCTACTGTTCCAGTATTGTCATCAGTATCACTTGAAGTAGCTGTGGCTGTTCCTGCTGAAGCATATGTATAAAGGTTATTGCCGTCCCAAATAGTTTCAAAAGAACTACCAACAGCAGTATTTAAACCAAACTTATGTATCCCACTAAATCTGTTTACAAGACCTTGCTGTAGCCCTAGTCCAAAAGGTGCATTATTTATACTTGCAAAAGTCATTTCTTTTTCCTCTTTCTTTTACTAGCCCTTGAAATAATATCTTTATCAAATGTTCCAGACCTACCTTTACTTATTAACTTGTTTACTCTAGCCATAGCCCACGCTTGCATTGGTATTTTAGGTCTACTGCCACTTGAAAGAAAAGCTCCTTGACCCCTACGAAAAGATGCCTTCAAATCAGCCAAATTAAATAGTTTAGATTTCTTTGCTTTAGCCTTTAAAGTATTTAGAGTTGTTGCTGACAATGGTTTTCTTTTAACAGCCACTAACCAGTTCTCCTCTTTAATAGTGCTAAAGGTATTCTTGCACCAGACTTATATAATCTGCTTACTTGCTTTATAAGACTAGCTCTTTGATTTCTTTTAGCACCCTTTAACCCAGATAAATATTTCTTGGGTATCTTGGTTTTTTTATCTTTTGGTACTTTACGTTTCTTCGCCAACTGTTTGACCCTCTACTTCTGTGGTTTGGAATTGACCTCTAACAGTTCTAGTAGCATCTATTTCATCATTAATTGTTTTCATAGTTTCATTATCATCTATGACTGCTTCAGCTATTTGTTTATCTATTTCTTTATTAAACGTTTCTGATTTTATACCACTAGCTTTAGCCATTTGTAAGTATTGTAGGTCATTAGCCCAATCTCTAATATCAAAAGTATCTGGATAGTTTACTGAGCCATTCCATTGTTTATCTTGCCATTTAGCAAATAAATCCCAAATTTGTTCTTCAGCATTTTCTAAATAATCTGCTTTTTCTGATAACCTAGCGTTCAATAATTGAAACTCAGTTTGTAATGCTATTCCACTAGCTATCTGTGAACCTGTGGCTCTTACTGAACCCATGTGAGTTATTCTATCAATAGCATCAACCTTGCTTTGAATACATTTCATAATGCCCTCTAGGTTTTGTCCACTAGGCTGAATTATATAAGGCTTTAAAGCTGAATCTAAGTCTTCTGGAATTTCTATAATAGCTCCTGCACCCGCACTAGCTTCAACATTAGGGGTTTTAACTAAACTAGGGTGGTTAGCTAATCTGATTAATTGTTCTTTCTCGGAATAATCATTATAAATAGATTGCTGTAAATAAGCTACATCAGCCAAATCACTTATACCTACAGGTCTTTTAGCTCCTCTTAGATTATAAACATTAACCGCAGGAATAACCCCTATAGCGTTAGGCACTTCTTCAATAAGTTTAGGCTCTTTGTCTGTATATTCTTCTGTGTAGTCCTCAAATTCATATGTAAGTATACTTTCCTCAGTAAAAACTTTAATGATAGCTCTTTGAGAATTTACATCTTCTATGACAACCAATAAATCTAAATAAAACCTACCACTTGCTGACCTTTTATAATTCCAGTTAACAATGTTCTCTGGTGTATATATTGAAACATATGGTCTTATGTCTTGAGCTAGTTCTTCTGCTCTTGTCTTTGCATTTGACTGAGGTTTATCAATTACAACCCAACAGTTACCATAAATACTAGCGTTCATCTGAACTTCTCGCATTACAGTATTAAAGTTTCTGCCATCTAAGTCAGCATCTTCTATAAATGAAGCTAATTGTGGGTCACCATCTAAATCGCCATAATCTCTTGTGGGTGGCACTCTCCATAGAAAGCTAGTGTATATCTGCACAACATTCTTACAATGATTGTCTACTGGGGTATGTCTTATTCTTTGGTCATATTCTTCTGGTGTTTCTAATATGTATCTGTGAAGATAATAACCATTTTTGTAATCATTACCGCCTAAATAACTACGAATATAAAACTCCCAGTTAGATATATTTTGATGCCATAAATCGTGTTTATTGTGTAGAAATTCTTTGTCCATCAACTCCACCTCTTAGGAGGGCTTGCAACAAAATTCCGTCTAAGTGGGAAATTAAACTCAACTAAATAACCAAGAGCATCATTCATGTGGTCATATCCACTATCCTTATCTGGTATATGTGTTCCCTCTTTATATATCTGTCTTTCTATGCTTTTTATTACATTTTTGCAAGATTTTAGAATAAACAGATTATTTTTGCCATTAACATTTTTAAGTTTTGAATTAACAGAATTAATCCTATCCCTCACTAGAGGTGCTGTATTTCTACATTTTACATCAAATCCTGCATTTTTCAATATACTTATGTCAGTAAATCCACCTGCGGAGGTTTTTCTTTGTCTAGCACTAGGGTCTGGGTATACAATTATCTTTTTATTTTGGTATCTGTTTCTGATTTCTTCACACATTTCTTGGGTATTTGAAGAATATATTTGTATTTCATCAACAACAATAATTATTTCTCTATCAATATAACAAACAACAGCAGTCATTGGGTCTACGTTAAAATCTAAACCTATATGCAAAACTGGATATTCTTTATCAAATTTATCTATAATATTTTTTTGCCTATTAAAATTATAATAAATCATACCAGAGTAATTTACAAAAGTAGCTTCATATTCCTGTTGGAATGTTCTTATATCTAAATCTTGTTTGGCTTGTTCTACTTCTTTATCACTTACTTGACCACCCTCTAAAGTCGTATATTTAAATGAAGCCCATTCCTCACTACTTTCGCCTTGCTTAAATAACTCATATGACCAGTTACCAAATCCTCTAGGACTACCACAAAACAAAGCATGACCACCTGTGTCTGATAATGTGGGTCTTAATACCTCATACCATGCTTCTTTATGTATATCTGCAAACTCATCTAAAACTATAAAATTTAAGCCAACACCCCTAAGTGACTGTTCGTTGTCCGCACCCCTTAAAGTAATTCTAGAGTTATTTTTTAAAGTTATAGTTAAATCACTATTATTAATGTTTTTGACCCACCTATGGTCTATTAATCGCTCTTTAAGCTCATTCCAGCATATTTGTTTAGCTTGCCTATAAGTAGGAGCAACATACCATACTTTCTGATTTGATTTACTGGCAAACTTAGCCAATTCATTAATTGCTAAATATGTTTTGCCAAATCTCCTGCCTGTAATAAGAACCCTAAACCTAGATTCATCACTAATAACTTCTGATTGTGGTTTGGTTAATGGCATTAGCTAGTCCAAGGCAATGGTACATCTAATTCTGTTTCTTCTATTCTATCTTGTTGACCTAGCATATTCTTTCCTAAGAATATAAGCATACTTACATTGCCATTTTCACACGCTCTCCATTGGAGCTGTCTTAATCGCATTTTTTGTTCTGCTCTGCCTTTTGTCAGAAATTCCGAATAACTCTTTTCCAATAAATCTGCTGAACAACCAAAAAAGTCTGCCATTTCTTTATTTGTACACCCTAATTTTGCTAAATTTGTTAATTGTTTTGTATCAATCTGATATTTCTTCGGTCTTGCCATAATCCTCTTTTTCCCTTTGAGTAAAAGTAATATTTATTTATCGACAGTTCATATAGTTACCTTGTTCAAATGCTTTTTTCCAATATATTTTTACATCATACCTTTCTTCCATATTTACCCAATTTTTTGATTTTTTCTTAACAACCTTAACAAAAGGGTTATGTTTTTGTGCTAATAATAAAGCTGACCTTTTTTGTATTTCAAAAGTTCTAGTCTCAGAACAACCACCAGATTGATTACTAGCTTTTTGATTATGAGCAAACTCTGTATTAATAATTGACCTGTAACCATATCTTAATAAGTCTAAAACAACATTGAAATCTTCCATAACTTCTATTTGGTCGTATCTTATATTATGTTTATTTAAAATTTTAGTGTTTATCCCATAAAAAGCCCATATCCTGCCAAAATATGTAAAGTTATTTTTAAATCTATTATTACCTGCTTGTGCTGAACAACCTACAATACCAAACCCTTTATTAAGGCACATTAAAACCCAATTATAAAGTTCGGTAATATTGTTAATTTTTTCTAGCTTTTGTTGCCCATTTAGCCTTTTAAGAAAGTTTAAATCATCATCTATAAATAAAATGTTTTCTTGTTTGAAATAATCAACAATATATTGCCGTTTTAACCCTATACCCCTTATGTTTTTAGGGACAACTATTAAATTAACATTGTATTTTTTTAGTGCTTCTTCTTCTTCTTCATAACAAACTAAATATGTTAAATCTAATAATTTTTTTGGGATTGATTTTAATGTAACTTGATTTTCGACCCTTTTAAAAGTCGGTATAATTATTTTCATTAAATATCTTTTCTTTTATTTCTTTGGCTTTTTGTATTTCTTCTGGAAGTGCTATTTTTTTTGTTTCAGTTTTAGCCCTATTAAGTTCATACTCTTTGTTGCCACAATAAATCATTTTTTCCCTATAATAACAAACTATTGATATTCTTTCAAAATAACTTATTTTTTTAGGTTCTGTGTTTCCATGAACTTCATGAACATCAAATAAAGCCACGTCTCCATGCCCTATATCTAAACCAACGCCATATTTAGGCAATACTGTTTGAAAACCTTCATACTTTCCCCTGGAAATAACCCCTAAATTCCCAAAACCTTCTTTTAAATCGCCTGCATCTTTATGACCTGCTGTTCTAAAGTTTTTATTTACTGTAACAGTGGTAAATGCTGTATCTTTTATTATAAAATCTTGAGATGAAGCATCAGCCATAGCTTTTTGAATTTTATATCTATGTGGTGCATATTTTTCAAAAACTTTATTAACACTTTGTATATACGGAATACATAAATTATATTCATTAAAATGTGATTGTGAGAAAGCTGTAGTTCTACAATATGGAATCCTTGGGTATCTATCCATATAACCTATAACAGAGCTTTTGACTGGTATTGAATAACTTGTTTTTGATAATTTACCATTGCTTAATATTGGTATATATTTACTTCCATTAATTTTTCCTATAATACGACCATCAACTTTATCTCCTATTTTATACATAGTATCAATATCACCAGAGGCACTACCACGATTATTTGATTCTCTTGCTGATTTTCTAAATGGTATTCTTGCATTATCCAAAATATGTTCTGGAACTGCTTTTTTCTTTAAAACACAAAGCAAATCACCGTTTTCTTTAAAAACTTCTGTATCTTCTGTTATTAATTGTTTTATATGTTTTTGTGTTAAGAATTTACCAATTAAACTGTCAGCTTCTTCATCTGACATTATAGGCTGTAATTTAATAGTTTTCATTTTTAACCTAAATTCTTTTCTTCATTTAAAACACAATACAAAACAGCATCTGAAATATTGTCAATTTTGTGTTTTTCTCTTAATTTTTCAATTATTTCCCTAAATTTTTTTTCATTATCTGGGTCATAAAACAACTGTATCATTTTAACATCATTTAAAAGATGATTGTCATCTTGGGTTACCTCAGCAACTGGCTCAATAAAATCAATTTCTTCTTTGTTGAATAAACTATCTAATTCATCATTGGTAAAACCTGTCATGCTTAAATCTATATCAAAATTTAAAAGTTGATTTAATTCATGCTGTAATAGGTGATTATCCCACCCAGAGTCCTCATTAACCCTGTTGTCGGCTATTCTATAGGCTTTTGTTTTAGCATCGTCTAAATCGGCTATAACGACTGGCACTTGCTCCAATCCTAATTTTTTAGCACCTAATAACCTAGTATGACCTACTATGACAACCATATCTTTATCAACAACTATTGGCTGTTGAAACCCAAAATCTTTAATAGATTTAGCAACTCTGCTCACATCTTGATTTTTTCTTGGATTATTACTGTAAGGTATTACTTTATTTATTTCTATTTCTTGAATATTCATAAATTCCTCTATAATTATAATTAGGGTTTTCAGCAGTTACACCAGAAGGGGTTGGTCTATAGTCACTTGAACTGTTTTGTGCCCTTTGATAAAAATCTGTATAAGGTGCATATTGTACTTTCCCAACCCTATCCAATTCAGCAAGCTCATCTGAAACATCTTCAAATCTTGCATTTTCTTCTTTGCTTAATGCTTTGGTTTCTTTATGAAGTAATTTTAATTCTGTATAATTGTCTCTTATTTTATTATATTTCATTTAGCCCTCGCTTGTTTAAGCATTTTAAAACAATCTTTTCTATTAAAATTATACCTGTTTATTAGGTATTTGTGTAACTTTTTTATGTTTGTTTTTGCTCTTATGCAAAGTTGATACCCATAATAAAATCTCTGTATATCCCTTTTAACATAAGCATCGCCAATACATTGAAAAACAGTTGTATGCCCTCTAATTAAACTCATCATTTTTTCCTCTAATTAATGTAAAGAATTTGGATTAAATTTTTGTCTTTCAAACTTTAAAAATTCTGCTAATTCCAAATATCCATTATAATTTATTTGATTTAATATAATCGGTGCTCCATCTATTGTAAGATGTTCTTCTACATATTCCTCAAAATATTCTACAGCATCATCATATTTTAATTTTTCGTTTTTCATAACTAAACGAATACATTTTTTTCTATCATATACGGCTATAAACATTTTCTTATCTTTTTCAAAAAAACCAATAAAAGCATCTTCATAATCTTCAAGTATATACATTTTTACCCCCTAAAATCTAAATATTCTTTAGCTTCTTCTTTTGTAAACTGCCCTTCTCCTATCGCCCTTTCAACATCACTAGGATATCTTTGAGCATAACCTCTAATAAATGCTGTACCATTCTTAGCTTCTATAGCTTCCTTAAACATATTAACTCTGTTTTTATAAGGGTCAGCAGGGCTATTATCTTTTTTCTTTAAAGGCTGTTCATCTAAATACTTTTTAGCAGATAACCAGAAAGCAGGCTGTTTAGCAAATTGCTTATCCTCTATCGATTCATAATAGTTTTTATACATATCTGCTAAATGTTCTGGATTTTCTAGCCATTCTGGTTCTAGTTTTAAAAAGTTTTTCTCAGCTATTCCCTTACTTACTTTATTGGGTATATTTTTCCAAAATTTATTAAAATTAGAAGTTTTACTTACTTTGGTTTTGGTA